ATAGAGAATGGTAGGATGCTCTGGCTGCGTAGATACGAAGGTGAGATATGGGAGTTTAAAAATGATTGAACTAGACATCACAAAAGATCAAATAAGCAAAGCAGAAGTTAAATCTAAAGAGATGGGCGTTATCAACAACAGCATCAGACAAGGTAAAGGAAATCTGTGTGGTTTTGTTGGAGAAGCTGTGATGGAGGACTATTTTAAAGCGACTGAAGTCAATACCTACGATTATGATTTAATCTTAAACAACGGTAAGAAAGTGGACGTTAAAACTAAACAGACTAAAGTAAAACCCAGAGGTTACTATGATTGTAGCATAGCTAACTTTAACACCCGACAAAACTGTGATTACTACGCCTTTGTTAGAGTCAATAACGAACTAACTAAAGCTTGGTTCTTGGGATTAGTTGACAAGAAAGAATACTTAGAAAAGTCAAGATTTTTAAAAAAAGGAGATGTCGACGGAGATAACGGTTTTGTTGTAAGAGCCGACTGTCATAATTTAAGTATTGATAAGGTGTGGGATATTTCTAAACATGAAGACAAGGAATAACGGAAGATGGACAGAAGCACGTTTCCGTTCCTTTATCGTCTCCGCACTCCGACAGGCTCACGCTAAGTGGGGTGTAAAGCACGATGTTAAGTCAGCGGCTAGGGTAGCTAGAGGAGTTTACAAGTGTGCCAAGTGTGGCAAAGGCTCCCCAGCTACTCTACCACCGCTAGAAGGAAAGAAGCGTAGACGTAATAACGCAGCAGTAGACCACATAGACCCAGTAGTAGACCCAGCAGTAGGCTTCGTAGATTGGAACACCTACATAGACAGAATGTTCATAGAAGCTGAAGGGTATCAAGTACTGTGTCACAAGTGCCACACTGCTAAGACTAACGCAGAACGTAAGAGGCGTAAGAAATGAATCAAGTAGAGATGTTTTACAGACCAACTGATCCTGAGACAAGTAAGCTAGCAGCGCAGCAAATGTTTAGTTCTGGTGCTATGGACACACAGAGAGCAATGGTGTATGAAATTTTAGCTGAGAACCAAGGACTAACAAGCAGAGAGTTGGCTGATTTGTCTGAGGGAGATATGCACCAACAACGTCAGATATTTAGCCGAAGACTTCCTGACTTGAAAAACTTAGGATTAGCTGAACAAGGGCCAGCTAGATTATGTAGTTCCTGTAATAGAAAATGTGTTACTTGGTTTTTAGTAGAGGAATTTTAAAATGACTAAGCATCTAGTAATACCAGACACACAAGTAAAACCCGGCAATCCTATCGATCATCTACGATGGGCTGGACAGTATGCTGTAGATAAGAAGCCTGACGTTATAGTACATATCGGAGACCACTGGGACATGCCAGCCCTGAGCAGCTACGATAGCGGCACTCGCAACTTTGAAGGCAGACGCTACAGCAACGACATCGAAGCAGGTATACAGGGCATGGAAGCCTTCCTAGAGCCTATCAGACAAGAGCAGCAGCGTCTTATACGCAACAAAGACAAACGCTGGAATCCTCGCATGGTGTTCACTCTAGGTAATCACGAATACCGCATCGAAAGAGCAGTCAATGCAGACCCTAAGTTAGACGGTCTAATTGGCTTTAAAGACCTGAAGCTGGAAGAGATGGGCTGGGAAGTGTATGACTTCTTAGAGCCTGTCATCATTGACGACATCGCCTACTCTCACTACTTCACCAGCGGTGTGATGGGCAGACCAGTCAGTAGTGCAAAGCTGATGCTACAGAAGAAGTATATGTCGTGTGTGATGGGACATGTTCAAGACAGGGATGTTGCTTTTGCGCGTAAGGCAGATGGCACTAACATGCTAGGTTTATTCGCTGGTATCTTCTACCAACACGACGAAGACTATCTAACACCACAGACCAATGGAAGCTGGTCAGGTATCTGGATACTCAACGAAGTTAAAAACGGTGGTTGTGACGAGATGCCAGTCAGTATAAACTACTTGCGAGAGAAATACGGAGACTAGGATGCCTCTAACATACTATGAACTATTGGAGAAGATGTCGCAGCTAGACGAACTAACACTAATAGAGATATTAGATATAAGCTCAGAAGAGTTAGTCAACAAGTTTAGTGACCGCATCAACGACAGACTAGAAGAACTATCAGAGGATTTTAAACATGAGACTCAATGACGCAACACCAGCAGACTGGGACAGGCTACGCACCGCTGCTCCTGCTATTGAAAAGCAATCCACAGGATTAGAAGCATGGATGAGAGCAGCACACGACGAATCGTCTGAGGCGTGGGAAGAAGAAGAAGATGTAGTAAACAACCCAGACCACTACAACACAGGCAACATAGAGTGTATTGATGCAATAGAGGAGTCCATGTCCAGTGTTGCATTTAAAGGCTACCTCAAGGGTAACTGCATTAAGTATCTGTGGCGCTATGATTACAAAGGCAAGCAGGTAGAGGATTTAGAGAAGGCTGGTTGGTACTTAAACAAACTAACAGACATGGTAGCAGAGGAGAATAGCTAATGGATCAATATCAACAGTTTATACACAAGAGCAGGTACGCACGTTGGCTACCAGAGGAAGGTAGACGAGAAACATGGGAAGAGACGGTAACACGTTATGTAGACTTCTTTAAAGATCGTAAGCAGCTAAAAGGCAAAGACTACGACCTACTCAAAGAAGCTATCCTGCATCAGGATGTGATGCCTTCAATGCGCTGTATGATGACAGCAGGCGAAGCATTGGCTAAGGACAACGTAGCAGGTTTTAACTGTAGCTATCTGCACATTGATTCACCGCGTAGCTTTGACGAGTTAATGTATGTTCTGATGTGCGGTACAGGTGTAGGGTTTAGTGTAGAGAGAGCGTTCATTAACAAGCTGCCAGAGGTTGCTGAGACCTTCCACAAGACAGACACCGTTATTGTTGTTAGTGACAGCAAGATTGGCTGGGCATCAGCGTTCCGCGAGTTAATTGCTATGCTGTACGCTGGTAAGATACCTCAGTGGGACATGAGCCGCATACGTCCAGCAGGGGCTAGACTAAAAACCTTTGGTGGTCGTGCTTCAGGGCCAGAGCCTTTGGTTGACCTGTTTAACTTCTGTGTAGAGATATTCCAGAAGGCAGCAGGACGCAAGCTAACCTCTATTGAGTGTCACGATGTTGTGTGTAAGATAGCTGACATTGTAGTGGTCGGTGGGGTTCGTAGATCAGCCCTAATTAGCCTCTCTAACCTATCTGATCCGCGTATGGCTAAGGCTAAGTCAGGAGACTGGTGGCGACACGAAGGGCATCGTAGGCTTGCTAACAACAGCGTAGCGTACACTGAGAAGCCAGACTTTGAATCATTCCTGTCAGAGATGCAGAACATGTACGAGAGCAAGGCAGGTGAGCGTGGTATCTTTAGCCGTGTAGCAGCACAGAAGATTGCAGCGCGTAACGGCAGACGTGACAGTGAGCAAGACTTTGGTACTAACCCATGCTCTGAGATTATCCTGCGTAGTAACCAGTTCTGTAACTTGTCAGAGATTGTAGTGCGTCCTGAAGACGACCTAGACACGTTAAAGAAGAAAGCAGAAGTAGCAGCCATCATTGGCACGTTACAGGCTACCTTGACAGACTTCCGTTACCTGCGTAACTGCTGGAAGAAGAACACGGAAGAAGAGGCGCTATTAGGTGTAAGCATGACAGGTATAATGGATCACTACCTGCTAAGTAAAGGTGACTCCACAGACTTGGAGAAGTGGCTTGAACAAATACGCGATGTTGCTGTTAAGACTAACGAGAAGTGGGCTGCAAAGCTTGGCATTAACCAGTCTGCGGCTATTACATGCGTTAAGCCTAGCGGTACTGTATCTCAGCTTGTCGATTCTGCTAGTGGTATCCATCCTCGCTTCTCTAAGCATTACATTCGCAGAGTTCGTAGCGACAAAAAAGACCCGCTTGCGATCTTCATGGGAGAAGCAGGATTCCCAGTAGAGCAGGATGTTATGTCGCCTACATCAGCAGTGTTTAGCTTCCCTGTAAAGTCACCAGAGAAATGTACCACGGTTAAGCAGGTAGGAGCTATGCAGCAGCTACAGCTTTGGAAGACTTACCAGAACCATTGGTGCGAACATAAACCAAGCATCACTGTGTATTATACAGATAGTGAATTCTTGCAAGTAGCACAGTGGATATGGGAAAACTTTGATCTTTGTAGTGGGATTAGTTTGTTGCCTTATAGCGATCATGTATATCAGCAAGCTCCGTATGAAGAAATAGACGCTGAGAAGTACGAGGAACTACTAGCGGCTATGCCAGTGAATGTAGATTGGTCTGCTCTGGAACAGTTTGAGCAGGATGATAACACTACAGGGAGTCAAGAGTTAGCCTGTGTAGGCGGTGCGTGTGAGATAGTGTAGATGTTGTAGGTACTAAAAAGCCCTGTGTAGATGACTGCACAGGGCTTTTTTGTTTACTACTCAGATGTCAACATCCCTGCTCCTACTCTTGGGAATGTTTTTATAACATCTACAGCTTGCATACCTGTCATTGGTATTTCTTTCTGTAATCCTCTTTGAGCAGCTTGTTGGAAACCTAACTGACCTGCTAAGAACTTCTGAGCAGTAGGCGTAGATAAACCTCTAGAAGTTCCTACAGTTCCTGCAATACCAGTTAATCCCGCACCTGCGGCTGTTAGGCCACCTCCTGTAGCAAAACCACTAAGACCAGACAACGCTCCTATAATACCTGAAGCAGCCATTTGCTGAAACCATGTAGGCGTTTCTGAGGTTCTTGTTTTAGCTATGGCGTTTAGTTCTTGTTTAGCCATTTCAATAGAATCGTTTAGCTCGTCTTCCCTTTTTATGTTTCCTGCTATTCTCTCAGCAGCTTCTGGATTATTGCGTAAGTTTCTTTCAAGACTAGCCGTTTCTTTTGACATAGCAGTTTTTTCTGCGATTGCTTTATTTCTAACTCGTTTTAGCTCGTTTGCTCTCCTAGCTGCTAACTTTTTAGAAAGTGTATTAGCACTAGTTACAACAGCCTCTTCCTGTTTTGCAGTTAAAGCGGCTATCTGCTCTGCTTCTGCCCGTAACGGCCCTTCTCCTCTTCTGGCCTGTCTTGGAGAGTTGGTTTTAATTGCCGTTATCCACTCATCAGGAGTAAACCTACCCTGCCTTCCTGCTTTTGTAGAGGCTTTAGTTACAGCGTCTCTAAGAACAGACTGTGATGCCCATCCAGTTAAATCAGCTTCAAAAGAAGCTAGTCTCTTACCGCTTAACTGCTTTTTCATGTTTTCGTCTATAACGCTTTGTATCTCTCTATAAAGACCTTGCATTAAAGCGGCTTGTCCGCCTTCATCAGACATTTTAGACGCAGCCATACCAAAAGAGTTTCTAATAGCTGATAAGTCTTCTCCTTTAACTCTGCCCGTCTTAGGATTTCTTTTAGCGTTTAAAGTTGATAGACCATCTTCAATTAAAGAGCGAACACTAGACTTACCTGCCAATAAAGACAGAGTAGTGTCCTCTGCCACTCTTTTTTCTATTTGAGTAAGTAACTCCTGTGGTTTCATCCTAAACGAAATATCTTTAATAGACCTGAATCCTTCTTTTTGCCAGAGTTTTTCAAGTCGGTGCATAGCAACATTAGGAGTAGAAGACTCTAACACGTTAGAAACGTCTAACTTTTTAGCCCCAGTAGGTAGTGAGTTTTCAAAAGCCGCTAAACGCAACATGTCGTTGTTGTTTTCTACATTTCTTTTTAACTGCTCTGTTTTACGAGAAATAATATCTCCGTCTCTACCTAAGAATTTATCATATCTACCGCCAATAATTTCTTTAGATATTTCTTCTTGAGCTTTTATATCTGCTGCTTTTATTTTACCTACTTCTTTAATATCAGCTACTGCTCTGCTTAACTGAGCAGACGCTTCAGCACCTTCAGCTTTAGAAGCCCTAATAAAGTTTTTAAGTTCTTTTTTTCTTTCAGCTTGTTTTAAAACTAAAGGAGCAACTATAACCTCTTCTTGCCCCCGTATAATTCCTTTACCACCAAAACTAGGGCCAACAACATCTCTGTAAAAAGACTGTAACAACGCTTCAGAAGGTTTGTCTTTTTGAGCTGCTAAAGTAAGCGGAGTAAACACACCGTCTGTTTCTAAAGGAGCAGCAACCTTGCGTTTTAGTAACCAACCTCCTGTACCTATAATTCCTGCACCTATTGCGCCAAAAGTAGCTCCTTCTGCGGCTTTCTTAGGTATGTCTTCAATTCCTTCTGCTTTACCTGCACCGTAAACAGCACCTTCTACTGCTCCTCTAGTAGCTAACGATCCAATAGTTGAAGCAGTTTTTACTTTAGCTACTGGACTCACAACAGCACCTACGATCTCAGCACCTATAGCAGCGGCAGGTTGTCTCTCTTCAAAACTTTTAGCCAATGCATCATATTCAGCCCTGTTTCTGTCATATGCTTGTTGATATGTTTCATCTCCAAAAGCACTTTCAGCAAGGGCTGTTATACCTACTCTGTACTCGTCATACCAACCAAGAGAAACACCTTGCATAAAAGCCATAGCGGTAGAAAAGTTATCAGTTTCTAACCACTCTCCGCTTTCTATTTGAGCTTGCTCTTCTGTTTTGTCTGTGTCTTCTATGTACTTAACAAATCTGTTGTTAGCAAGAGTAGGCTCTACAGTTTGGTCAGCAGGAATTGTGTATTTATCAAAACGATTAGCCATTATTAAAAGCCTCTGTTAAGTTCTTCAAGAGTTTTATTGGCTCTTTCTAGTTTAGTACGCATGTCTAAATAGTCTACTTGAAAAGCCTCGTTAAATTCTTTTATAGCTTCGTCAGACATGTCTGCTTCTAGTTCTGTTATAGCTCCTTCAGGAAAACCTGCAAAACTTTCTTCTAGTCGTTCTTTTTCTCGCTGTGAGCCTAAACCTCTAGCGTCACCATAACGATCATACCAACTGTTTTCTAAAGCAGCATCTTGTCTACCTATCCTAGCAAGTTTGGCTATTCCTCTAGCGTATTCAACAATTTCTTCTGGAGCAGCGTCAGCAGGTAATTCGCCTTGCATGACCAATTTAACATCTTTATCAGAAGCAGGCCCAACAGGTAAGTTCTTAACGCCTCTACCTACTCTAAGCCTGTCAGCCGCTAAGTACAAAGAGGTTAGTTTATCTTGTCTACCTGTTATTGCTTTATAACCTTCTTCTATAGTTTTAAAAATACCGCTGTTTACATCACCTAACAATTTTTCATATTCGTTAGCTAGAGTAGTCGCTTCTAATTCTGTTGCTCTTTCTGCTTGCTCTAGTTCACGATTTGTTTTCATTATTTTTTCTACAGTAGCTGTTACTCCTGCTGTGTCTACAGGAGCTTTTACTCTTTTTAACACCACTGTAGGGTCTGTAGGCTCTCTCCAAACTAACTCGTTCTGACCCGTATCTTCATTAAATTCTTGATTAGGTTTAATAGCAGAACCTGATTTTGTTTTTGGCCCTTGTATAAATTCACCTGTACTAGGTATATATACATTATTACCAACTACTGCGTAATCTTTTTCTCCTTTGCCTATTGATTTAATTTCAGCAATACTAATACCTTTCTTAGCTAAATCGACTAATTCAGGCTTGTCAGGAAACACTGCTTCTACATAGCTTACAGTTGCTTCAGCTTTGCTCTCTTGCTCCTGCATCTGCTTAATCCTAGCAGCAGTCTGTGCAGCACCTGCTAAATCACCAGTAGACTGTTGTAACTTTGCTATTGTTTTTAAACCTTCAGGTGTGCTGAGGTCTAGTTGTGCTAAACCTGCGCCTAACGCCTCTTGTGTAGACATTCTGCCTGTAAGACCACGCAGTCTCTGGTTCATCTTTTCTGACTGTCGTTGTCCAAACTGCATACGCCAGTCTTGTGGGTTCCTTGCAGAAATAGGCTGCTGTGTACTTTGTACTCCAGTAAGGAGTCCTACTAAATCTTGTCTAGCCATTGTTTATACTCCTTTATATACGTCTAAGAATATCTTGTAGTAAACCGCCACCAGTATCAGGAATATCCATTCCTATGTCGGTATATATCTGTGCAATTCTAGCTTGATCTAGTGCAGATGGTTGTTGACCTAAAAGAGCTTCTAAAAGACCTTCGCCTTGTTGTAGTTCTAAACGGCTTGCTAAGTCTTCAGCCTGTAATCTACCTTCTAGTCCGCCTAAGCCTAGCTGTGCAGCCAACTCTGTACCAGTTCTACGACCAACGTCTGCATACCCAGCAGGCACTTGACTAGCTGATAGCATAGATAATGCTTGTGCCTGTGGCTGATAACCTGCGGCCTGTAACAGCCCACCTAAGTTGGCAGCTTGTGCTTGTTCAGCCATTGATTGTTGACGCGCACCTAAGTTAGCCCGTGCCATAGCTTCCTGTCGTGCAGTCTCCATAGCTAGTAGCTCAGGTGATGCACCACCATAGGCGGCAGAAGACATACCTAATCGGCCTTGTGACAGCATACGCTCTTCCAACGCTAGACGCTGACGTTCCTCTTCAGGACGCTGTACGGCTCTCATTTGCTCGTATAGCTGCGCTTGTGCTGCGGCAGGGTCTACACCTACCTGACCAAACAAACCTGTCGCTTGCTCTTGAAACTGCTGCTGTGCTGCTAGTTGTTGTGGTGACAAACCAATGTCAAACCCGCCTTCAGGCGTAGTAGCTACATTAGCCAATCCACTGGTGACAGTGTAGGGTCTAAACTCTGTACCTGCTACTGCTTGCTCACCTAACGCTTGCATCCCTGTTTGTGTTTCTTGACCAAGTCTCTGGAGGTCTTGAATGTTTTGTTCTTGTAGGTAGTAAGCTCCCCCTGCTCCTGCTATATCACTTAGCACACTCATTAGTACGATCCTCCAGTAATTGTACCTGCTGTTAATGTACCTGATACATTTAAGGTTACAGCGGTAGTTGTTCCAGTTAGTGTAGCGTTAGCAGCATCAGCCTTAGTAGCACTCGCTATCTGTATATTGTTAAATTCAGTGTCGATCTCTGTACCTCTTACAATCTTAGCAGCATTGCCTGAAGGGAGATCATCCTTTGTAGCAAAGTTAGTTGTCTTAGTGTAATTAGACATTAGATAAGTCTCCCTAGTAGAGCGTGTATGTCAATTCGTTGAATAGAAAATGGAGCGCCATTGACCTCTGCTTCTAAGCCAATGGTTACTACCTCACCACTACCGCTAGTATTAACCTTTGGAGTGTTGATGAGGATAGAAGAGGTGTATTCGTCTGTGGTGTTGTACTCAGCTATGCCATACTCAGCAATGTTAGCAGAACCAAATACAAAGGCTTGCTTAGTATAGTTAGCCGTGTAGTCATAACCCCAGTTCAATGTAGTAGGTGTATTTTGTCCACCAATGATAGTTAAGTTAAACTTCTTCAGGAACTTCAGGTTAGAAGTGTTACCAAAGTCCATAGGGTTGCTGAAGTAGCGCATCTCGTACTTGTTAGCACCATCCATGTACCCTGTGTACTTAACAATACCTGAAGAGATGCCAATGTATATTTCACCATCTTCTAACACAACAAAAGACAAAGGCTTTATGCTTGACCACGTAGTGACTCGTTGTGAGCCATCAGGTAAAGCAGTTCGCATATCAAAGCAATACACAGTGTTGCTGTCTGGCAGCGTCAACAAGTAGAAAGCGTTTTCAGAACTATACAAAGACTTGATAGGGTTAGTCTGTAGTGGTACTAAGTTTAACAAGTCAGTGCGTATATTCTTGCTGATGTCACGCATAGGCATAGACTTTTCTTGTACAGTCCTACCAAAGCTACGTACACCTGTCTCAGACAAAAAGATAATGTCAGTGCCTGTGTGCTGTACTGAGTCACGAGCTATGCAGCCAACGCCTTCTATAGTGTCTGTAAGCGTCATAGTAGCAGGAGAGGATGCACCTGAGTACACAAGTATAGACTTCTTACCAAAGATGATTAGAAAGCCATTGTGAGCCGCTAGAGCCGTTATCTCGTCAAAGCCTGTAGGCCATACAGTAGTAACATCTAACGAACCTGACGTACCACCTGTCCAGTGATGTCCATTAAGCAGGTCAGACCAGTAAACAGTGTGTTTGTTACCTGTAATGTCTGCTGCCCAGAGTCTACCATAGGCTGCTAAAACTTCATTAGCCTGCGGTGGAGTACCTGTAGCATGGCCGTGTGCTGAATGTTCTTCCAACACAAACGAACCATCATGGTCTGTGCCTAGTACATACTCGTGATCTCTTTGGAATAAGTAGACATGATCGTTTAAAGTAACAGCTTTCCAGTTATTAGCTGTAGGAGTGTACCCTGTTGGTGTAGCATCCGTTAGTGTTGTAGTGCCTGTAAATAATTTATTATTACCTGCTGACAGTATAACTTTATCACCAGAGTTATCAATAAACTCGTATACAGTTTCTATACCACGGCTGCTGCCTAACACACTAGCACCGTTGGTAGAAACCTCCACCCAGCCCTTACGCGCACCAATACGGCCTAGCTGGTCAATAACACAGTTGTCTGCAATAGAAGCAAACGAAGGATCAACACCAATAGGTGAGTCCTGTGTGTTAATACCAGCAAAACCGGGAGCTGCTACTGTAATGTTCTGTAGTTGTTGTGCCATTTACGAATACCAGATAGTTTCTTCAGGATGTTGAGATGCATCAATAGCAATAGCATCTGCCAAGGTATTATCTGCTAGTGCAAACAACTCTGCTGCGCTAGTGCCTCCAGTTTCTCCACGCTCTCTAGCACCTAATGCAGTGGCTAGCTGGATAACTGGTGAGGAAGGAATAGTCATCTTATCTGTGTCTTCTGTAAAGTCTGCTGTACGTAAGACCACGTTAAAGCGTAGCTGAAATACTCCGCTAGGCTTAGGGTAAACATCAACAGCGTTGTCACCATTAGCGTCTACACCGTTAAAGCTATAGAACTGTGGAGAACCAATAGGCGGTGTCTCAATCAAGAAAGACTTGTCCATCCAACGAGAAGACTTATAAGTCATAAACCAGTCTGAAGTGTCGTTAATAACATCTAACAGCTTCATTCTATTCTGTGAGCCTGTCAGTACATAGTTAAACGTATCTGCTGTGGTTGATACAGTCAGTGTAGTACGTAGAGCAGTCCAATCATAAGCGTCTTCTACGGTACGCTTTGCATCATTGACAAACTCACCAATAAGTTTAGAGTACGAATTCTGACTGACAGTAGTTACTTCGTTCTCCCGCAGTCTGCGTAATACGCTATTAACAAGTTGTAAGTAAGTCATTAGTATGGGAACCTTTTTAAAATTTCAGCATTAGTCAACATGCCTTGTGGCTTATTGCGTAACCGTAGTGCTTCTTGTTGTTGTAAAAATTGTTGTATAGGGTCTACTGGTGGTACATCATATCGCATAATAGAAGGCACAGGAGCCAAGCTAAAGGGTTTTAGGCGTTCCTGTGTAGAGCCTATTTGTGTTTCTAGCTGTAACATATCTCCAAACAAAGAGTCTGTAGTACGTGTTGCGCTGCCAAAACCTAAGCCAGTACCTGTACCATCGCCTGTACCATCGCCTGTACCAGAGCCATCTCCAGTGCCTGTACCTTCACCAGTGCCTGTGCCGTCTCCAGTGCCTATAACATCGCTTATAACATCTGTTACACTATCTGTCACGGTGTCTGTCACAGTGTCTACAGGCAAAGGCTGTGCGGTGTCTATAGGATCAGCAATAGTATCTATAGGGTCGATAACAGGAGCAGTAGTGTCTTCAGTAATGTCACCTATGATGTCTATGACAGCAGGGTCTTCTTCAAAAATAGGAGCAGGAAAAATAACTGTATCTTCTTCAGTAGGTTCTCCCGTTTCATCTAGTTCAGCAGCAGGAGGTAACTCTGGTTCTACAACAGGATCATAAACTTCATTGGCAGGAATCCCTTGTCTAAGTTCATCAACAAAAATGCCTCCCATGCGTATGTATTCGTCAAGTGGGATTTCTCCTGCTAAAACTGCTTCATACACTTGCCTAAGAAGTATATCATCAAGAGTTCCTTCTACTGGTTCTACAGGCTCTGTCGGAGCTACAGGCTCAGGAGCAGGTTCACCGCCACCACCAGCTTCTGTTTCTTCTTCTTGTTCTACAACCTCTTCTTCTACAACTTCAGGCAGTGTAGGCTGTGGTATTACTTCTTCAATAGGATCAGCGACAATAGGCTCTATGTCTAACTCAGGCTGCTCTAGGTCTACAATAGTCTCAGGCATGTCTGGTGTGACACCTGTTATTGGTACTATTTCATCTTCTTCATCAGTTAAAACAGTATTTACAATTTCGTTTACAATCTCAATTCCTGTTGTTGTATCTGAGAAAACATCTTCAGGACTATCTACTGTATCTTCTAGTAGATTTAAAACAATACCATCGCCTTCGCCTTCAGCAGCGGCTTCTAAAGAACTAACAGCATCTACTATGTCTTGCCCAGCAGAAGTAACTACATCTGCATCTGTAGCAAAATCTGTTAAATCTATTCCCATAAATGTTCCTGAAACATCTATAGAAGCTAATGTGTTTTCATAAAGAGCCTGTGCTTCAGCAGCCGTAGTTACTGTGCCGTTGCTTATTGCTTCTTCTACTGTAGCACTTGCAGATGCTTGCGCTTCAGCAGTTGTAGTTCCTGTGGTGTTAGCGACTTCTGATAAACTAGATAAAACTAAAGCAGTCCAATCTTTTGCGTGTAGTGTTTCACCTGTAGCAGCACGTAAAGCTGTTAAACCTGCTACTCCCGCAAAACCCAAAGAAGAAGCAGCAGCTTTAATAGGAAGACTGTTTAAAAAGCCACTTAGTTTGCTTCCTGTAAGGTCACGTCCTGCGTCTGTTTCTTGTCCTATTTGATAATCAAACGTGTTGTATTCGTTGTTTCCTGTTACTTGATTGTCAAACAGTATTACTTTGCTGTAAGAAGCAGCAGAATCAGCCATGTGAGAAGGAGCTGTATATAGCTGACCATTTTGTATAGTATATACATTCCTATCAAACCCGTCTGCCGCCATTAATGTCTGAGCAGCAGCATTGAGATAATCTTCTTTATTTAATGTGTTTTCTTTATAAAGTTTATTTAAGAACTTTAACTGACTAGACTTTTGTAGTTTTCCGTACTCTTCTGTAAACTTTTCTGGATTTTCTTGAGCAAGAGCAGACAAGTTACTTGTTTGAGTATTTGTAACCTCTGAATCAAGCCTAGAAGTTAATGAAAACATTTCTTGATCTGTCAAGACTTTATTACCAAAGTCAGCAGAACTAACTCCATATTTTTCTAGCTTATTGTTCTGCGCTCTTAATACTTTTTCTTCTTCAGTAGCGTTAGCA